TAGGTTACAATCTAAATACTGAAATGTTCAACACTAACATTAACGGAATTGTTGACACAGTATTTTTAATACTAGGGCTGTTTGGAATAGTCAACGACCCAACAACAAAAGGTTTCGGAGATAGTGAACAAGCTATGACTTACGAACAACCAAAACAAGACTAGTAAATAGTCTTTTTTATTTTATTCAAATTTAGGAGGAACAAACAATGGCAGAAATTTATAGCAATTATTTTCAACAAGGAATCTTTTTCACACCACCAAAAAACGCTATTCTAGGGGTTGTAATTCACAACGATGCAGGAGGGAATACAGCTAGTCAATATGATGGATTCTTAACAGATAGAGTTAATAATGGAACTCTTTCTAACGGATTTGCTGCATACTATGTAGATAGAAATGACGTGTACGTATTCCAACCAACTAACCGCCAAGAATGGCACACAGCTAATGCATATGGTAACGCAAACTTTATAGGAGTTGAAGTATGTCAATCTATGACAGCTTCTGACCAAGACTTTTTAGCAAACGAAGATGCAGCATTATTACTAGCTGCAGAAGTGCTAGATTCTTACGGACTACCTATTAATTCAGATACAGTTAAATTACATCATGAGTTTAGTGCTACAGCTTGTCCGCACCGTTCTATGAAGTTACATGCTAACGGCGGAGCTTACAACGGGGCAGGAACTGAAGCGTGTAGAAACTATTTCATTGACAGAATGAAAAAGCTATATAGCGGAGAAATCAAAGTAGGAGAAAATACTAACGTTGCGGAAGTTGTAGAAAAATCAATCTTAGATGAAGATGTAACACTAGAGAAAAGCGACACACCTTACTACGAAGCAACAGTATCTATAGACTACTACTTAGAAAGTCAACCTTCGTTAGATAGCGAAGACAAAGAGTTTGTAGCTGCTGGAACTCGTGTAAGAGTTTATGAGAAAAAAGACGGTTGGTCTCGTGTAAATTACAAAGATAGCGACCAGTGGATTGAAGATAAATACTTAACAGAGTGTGAATAATATGGTATAATTACATATAGATGAATATTTTTCATACTTTATTCCCTAAGCCTGGCTTAATTGCCGGGCTTCTTTTTTTATTTCTTTGTTTTGAAGTCTTTAATTATAACCAGGAGACATGATATAATATATGTGTTAAGCTTAACAAACTTTTCATATTAACTCCCTTATTTGTTATTACCTACCAATTAATGTTGGTAGGTCTTTTTTTATGTCTACTGAGATAGAAATATTTAAAAATTTCCGTTAAAAAAGTTTAAAATATCTATTGACATTCACGCTCGAGCGTGATAAAATATAATTGTAAAAGATAAGAAGAGAGGTAAATAAAAATGAGATTTGGAAGAAGAAAATACAACGCTTATAGAAAACGTAGCTTTACAGCTACAGATAACCAACGTAGAGAATACGCTAAAAAAATGGATGAACTTTCAGAAGAGTTCTCAAAACTAGAAGGATGGAATTTATCAAGCATGAAAGATAGTGCTTATAAAGATTTTGGGAATTACTCAGTGAGATTATCTAATCACTCTGCAGACAATAATTACCACAATTTAGACGGAGGATATTTACTAATAAATATTAAAGCTAGTAAATTAGATTTCGTAGATATAATCAACAACAAACTAGATGAGATCCTAGAAAAAATAAAAACACTAGACTTAGAAAAATATAGATTCATCAACGTAACTAAAAGTAATATCAACTGTTACTACAAAGGGTATAAAACTAAAAAGGATGTAATTTAAATGTGGAAAACAATTCAATTTAACAAACAAAACATAGAATATGATACAGGGGCGGCAGTTTTAATCAAACTGCCAAACCGTTCTAATTACAAGGGATATAAGTTTTGGCATCCAGCAAAACTAGTAAGAGAAATGAGAAAAGGCAACGGATATTTTCTAACATTAAGCTACACAGATGACTTTGTGTTTAAAGTTTTTAAAACTGATAAAAGAGGTAGAAAGCTAGATAGTATGGAGTTTACTGGAGATGGTTTAGCTGGAGAGTTCAGACAACTTACTGAATCTGATGACACTAGCTTTTTAGAAATAACAGAACCTGTTAAAGTTGATAGGAAAGTAGAAATAATTAAGGAGCTAGAAAGATGATGTTAACCGAAACTCAACAATGGGCGTTTGATAAATTTAAAAGATTAAAAGTAGGTGCTTTGTTTATGAAACAAGGCACTGGGAAAACAAGAGTAGCAATAGAATTAATAAAAACTACTGATAGTGACTTAGTATTGTTTTTTACACCTTGCTCAACTAAAGATAATCTACAACAAGAGCTTATTAAATGGCAATTTAACAGGCAGTATATCATTACTGGATATGAAACCTTATCAAGTAGCGATAAAACGTATATAGAGCTTTTAAATGCTATTGAAGGTAAGAAAGTATTTATTGTCGCAGATGAGAGTATATTTATTAAAAATGATGATACAAAACGCTATAAAAGATTAATGAGTATCGCTCAAGAAAGTGAGTATAGACTAATATTAAATGGTACACCATTAACAAAAAACGAATGGGATATTTACAATCAGATGAACTTCTTGAGCTATAAAATAATCAACATGAGTAAGCAAGAATTTCTAAATGTTTTCTTTAAGAAAATATCATATAAGAAAGCTGGGCAACGTCCTAGAGAATTTTACAAGCTGTCAGATGTCAACATAGAGTTTCTACATCATTTAATAGCACCATATATATATGAATGTGATTTTAACTTTGATAAAGACGAAACAACACAGTATATAAGAATAATTGCTAGTAATGATAATAGAGAAGTTTATAGTGATAGGAAACAAACATTACTAAACTCTTTAGGAAAAGGAGAAAGTATAATCCAACAATTTCAAAATCTAGCGTTGTCTTGTTTTAATGATGAAAAACGACATAAAGAAATAGCAGATTGTATTAAAAATCAAGGTCAAATAATAGTCTTTTGTACCTTTATAGAAGAAGCAGAAAGCATAGCTAATGAATTGAACTGTTATTTAATTACAGGAGCTACACCATTAAAAGAGCGTGTTGTTATCCTAGATAAGTTTAAAAATGATAATAAGGCATTAGTGATGACATTAGGAACTGGAGCTTATGGGCTTAATCTACAATTTTGTAATAAGGTAGCTTTTGCGAGTATCACTTTTGATTATTCAAAAACAGAACAAGCCATAAGTAGGATTAAAAGAATAGGACAAGAGAATGATATTGAATATATATATTTTACATCAGACTTAGGAATATTTAATATGATCTTAGAAAATAACGAAAAGAAAAGAGATTTAAAAGAGTTGTTGATAGATAAGATAGAGCAAGGAGGAAACTATTTTGAAAAAGTACTGTGATAAAAATGTGTATGAAGCAGCACAAGAAAGAGTTAAATATATATTTGATGAGTTTGAAAATATATATGTTTCTTTCTCTGGTGGAAAAGATAGTGGGGTTTGTATGCATTTAATGTGCGAAGAAGCACAACGAAGAAATAGAAAAATAGGTGTGTTATTTATCGATATAGAAGCACATTATCAAATGACTATTGATTATGCAAAAAGTATGATAGATAAATATAAAGATGTAATTATACCTTACTGGGTATGTTTACCTATGGAAACTGACAACAGCTTATCTTATGATGAGATGACGTGGAGTTGGTGGGAAACTGAAAAGAAAGATATATGGGTAAGAGAAATGCCAACAATGGATTATGTTATAAATGTAGACAATAACACTATTGATTATTACAAATATAAAATGACGTTTGAAGACTTTGTAGCAAAGTTTGGAAATTGGTATGGAAAGGGAGAAAAAACAGCTTGTATAATTGGTATCAGAACACAAGAGAGTTTAAATAGATGGCGTGCTTTAACTAATCAAAATAAAACTAGGTATAAAGATACAATGTACTCTACAAAAGTAGATAAGAATGTATTTAATTTCTATCCCGTGTATGATTGGACAACAGAGGATATATGGGTTTATTATGGCAAAACTGTTAATGAATATAATAAATTTTATGATCTAATGTATAAAGCGGGTGTATCAATTCATAATATGAGAATTGATGAACCTTTTGGAGATACAGCAAAAGCAGGATTAAATATGTTTAAAATAATTGAGCCTAAAACATGGGTAAAAATTGTAGGTAGGGTAGCTGGTGCAAATTTTGGTAATATATATGCTCATTCATCAATCAATACAGCAAATTATAAATTGCCAAAAGGTCATACATGGGAAAGTTTCACATACTTTCTATTAGATACTTTACCAGAAACAGCAAGTAATCACTATAGAGAAAAGTTTGATAAGTTTATAAAATGGTGGACTGAAAAAGGTTCAGGAATGAGAAAAGAAGATATAGATATATTAAACATAAATTATAAAGATGCAGTATTTCAAACAGGAAAAATTAGTAATAGAGGTAATAAAGATAAAGAAATAGTCAGATTTAATCATGTAGTAGACACAATACCAGAACTAGACAGTAAACAAGATGTTTTAACGTGGAAAAGAATGGCAATGTGTATTATTAAAAATGATTACTTCTGTAAAAGTTTATCTTTTGGAATAAGCAAAGAGCAGCTTAAAAGAAGGAAGGAGACAATGAAGAAATATGAAACAATTTTGTAGTCCAGTATATAATATTAAGGCAATACCTATTGAAAAGATACAAGCTAACAGTTATAATCCAAACCACGTAGCACCACCAGAAATGAAGCTATTATATAAGTCTATATTAGAAGATGGTTACACAATGCCTATTGTTTGTTACTATTTAGAAAATGAAGATAGATATGAGATAGTAGACGGATTTCATAGATATACTGTTATGAAAAAACATAAAGATATTTTTGAAAGAGAAAATGGCTGCTTACCTGTATCTGTTATTGATAAACCTATTAGCGATAGAATGGCATCAACAATCAGACACAATAGAGCTAGAGGTAGTCATGATGTAGAACTTATGACAAATATCGTTTCCGAGTTAGTAGAAAGTGGTTGCTCTGATACATGGATTATGAGACATATCGGAATGGATGCAGATGAATTATTAAGATTAAAACAATTAAGCGGATTAGCTTCATTATTTAAAGATAAATCTTTTTCAAAATCATGGGTTGTTGATTCTGATTAATTCTGATATAATTATAAAAAATATTTAGGAGCGATAACATGGGTAAATTATCAGAAGCAAAATTAAGAGGTAATAAAAAGTGGGATGACAACAATAGAGAAAGAAAAAGATATATTAACAAGAGATCCACAGCTAGAAATTTCATAAAAACTATGGAACGTGAGGATATTCCTGAGTTCGAAGAATTATTAAAAGAAAGAAAAGCTAGAAATGATTAGACATTGGAGGTAGAAATAAAACTACCTCTTTTTTATTTTGTAAATTTATGTTAAAATAAGCCAGAGGTGGAAGAGATGAAAAGATATTATTTAAACAGTTTTAACAATTTAAGAATGGAAAATTTTCTATTAAGAAATAACGATATACAAAAAGATAATCAAGGAATCTACACAGAAGATGTTGAAGATTTCAAAGATTTTCAAGAACAATTTGATAGCTTAGAATATTTTAAGACTATTCAAAAATTTATAGAAGTTTTTGAACTAGAGTATATGGTTTCTAAAGATAACTTTACTTACTATGTAAGAGTAATAGAAGATGATGCAAACAATGTATTTTCTTTAATATATGAAAGTCAAGATAGCACAGAAGATGTGAATATATCTGATGTAGTAGAAATAAGAAGAGGAGATATTCTCTGTGATTAATTTTAAAATTTAAGTGAGCAAAAAATGGACTTAAGTTAAATTTATATGATGTTATATGAGAATATAAATAATGAAAAACACTATTAAATCAATCATTTGACATTACATAACATTATATAAAATGTTAGTAATATAATGAAAGGGTTTATGGAATAAGTTTTACAAACGCTGTTATAATAACGATTTTACACCACTAAACAAAGACAATGGGCAATCATTGGACATGTGAGTTTTAACTATTAAAAACCATATAAATATATACAAAAAATTAAGGCAGTTAATAAACTGCCTTTTTTAAAATTCTATATCTCTAAATACATCTAATTCTTTTTGTTTTGCTTTTTTAGTTTTGTGAATATACACAGCTCTTGTAATCTCTGTTCCTTTATGACCTAGACGAGCGGATATTAATTCTAATGGTATATCTGCATCCATACATAAACTAGCGTGTGTATGGCGTGTTTTATGAAATGTAAATTTAACAGAGTGAATATTATCTCGAGTCCATTTACTAACAGCACTATATGAGTTATAGTCTCCGTTAGCTTTAGGAAACAGTATTCCGTTATCAGTATAATAACTGTACATATCGGATTTAATTTTATTCATTTCAACTCTATTCTTAAGGATCTCTTGACACTTTTTATTTAATGATATAACACGCTTAGAGTCATAAGTTTTGGGAGAAGATATATTTTTATAGTGATCTATATTCTTATCAACATTAAGTGTTCCATTATCTAATATATCATCTTCTGTAAGTGCTAGTGTTTCTCCAATCCTTAGTCCGGAATTAATCATAAAGTTTATCATATCGTGATAATACTGATTGTTCTCAACTTCTTTTAATATGACTTCTATTTCTTCTTTTTCAAAGTACTTCCCATCATAGTTAACTTTATGTTCTTTTAAATCAAGTTTATCTAACCACATTATATTTTCTATATAATCTAGTTTATACATCATTCTAAGGACTCGTTTAAAGAACTTTAAATAAATATTATAGCTATTATTTGTTACAGCTATTTTCTTGACTAGCGTATCTAAATAAAGAGAGTTAACGTTTAATAGCGGCGTATCGAAATTAGTTCTCTTTGTCTTACTAATTCTACTTTCATATAGTTTATATGTACTAACTTTTATTTCATCTTTAACTCTCTCTAAATACATTTCTAAAGCTGTAAAGAATGTAATTCGGAGATCTACAAATGTTTCTTCTTTAAGTTTCTTTTTCCTAAGTATTTCCGTAGCTAATCTTTTATCTTTCTTTTCAAGAGTGATACTAATTCTTTTTATTTTACCTGTCACATCTTTAACACGTGTACGATATACGTATTTTCCACTCTTACTTTTTTCTACCCACATACTAACACATCCTTTCTTTATTAATAGTAAGATGTGTGATATAATTAAATTAATGAGCGAGGTTCGCTCCACATCTTAAGTAATTTTGAGAGTAATATTGTTATGTGACGATATAATAATACTCAAAATGGACTTACAGTTGACAAACTCACATCTCTTGGCGGGGGCGTGAGTTTTTTTATTTATAACTTGGATAACCAGGGTTTAAAGTAATTTCTAAAGTTTTATTAGTTCCAATATGTGTATATAACCCGTTTTCTCTATTATACTGAAAATGAATATAATCATATTTTAGTATTGGGTCGTTATTTGGGATTACATACATCAATTTATCTCCATTGATGGTTTCGATTGTAGCATTATTATTTAAATATATTTTAAGTTCTTTAAATTTTGCTCTATTTTTTTGATCAAACACAAAGTCGTGAAATTGTTTTTGTGTTACAAAATTGAAATCACTTGTTGTCATTTCCATTTTTCCTATACCATCAGATTCATAATCTATTCTTTCTACAGTCAAAATACTAGCGACCCTTTCACGACCAATTTGTTCTGGTGTTTTTTCCTGTGGTGTTTCTGCTTTAGTTGAGCTACAACCAGTTAATAATATTGTAGATACTACAAGCATCTTAATTAATTTTTTCATAATAATTTCCCTCCTGTCAATTAACAGTAACTCTCGTACTGTAATTGCATTGCTGCTAAATGTTCTATTGATTTATGATTTTCAAATAATGTAAAGAACTGTTTAACATTTCCCTTACCAAAGTTAAATACTATTTTTTTAGCGTCGCAATTATCTATAAATAAATTATATTGATAGTAATTTATTAGTCTAGTACGTAATGCGTTTTTGCTACACCCGAAAGTATTTAACATTCTACCAAACGAATATTTTCTATATAGACATTCTTCTAATGCTTCATCATTAATAAGTAATAGACTAGCACCTACATTAGCTTCTATTTCGTGTTGTGTGTGTCTATCTACGTCAGAAGAAAAATGTCTAGGGGTATCTTTAAAATGCAATAAACAATGTGTTATTTCGTGCATTAAAGTAAACACTTTTCTTTGTCGTATTCCTTGATTGTTAATGGTAATTATAAAATAATCATCTAACTTATCTGCGAAACCATCAACCATTAGTTTATTGAATTTAGGATATTTTATAATCACATTCATATTGTTTTCACAATACTCACTAATATCATAATGTCTGATATGTGATATTGGTTTATTATAATGTTTTGCAACCTGAGAAATAAAAGGATATATTTCATCTTTTATCCTATAATACTCAGAATGTGCGATATTGAACATCTATTCACTCTCCTTTTTCTTACGCTCTAATAACATTAAGCGATACATATTTTGATATCTTTGTAATTCATTTAACATCTCTTCAGCATCTTCTTTTGAAAAACCTTCAGTATTAATTCTGAACATAGTAGGGTATTCTTTATTTTCTCTACCTAATAGATAGTCAGTAGTAACGTTAAAATAATCTGCTACTATTGTGATTTTATCTATTGAAGGTTTAATATTATTCCATCTATATAATGTATTTTTTGGAAAACCTACAGCTTCTTCAATTTGATTAAATGATACTTTTCTTTGATTCGCTAAATATTTTAACCTTTCATAAAGCATTGGTATAACAACCTTTCTAAGCCTTACAAAATATTTTTTAACAAATATGTTAAAAATCTATTGACTATATTTAACATATATGCTAAAATTATTATTGTAAGTTAATAAATTTGTTAACAAACTAACTAAACTAATTGATTTTAAAAACGCCAGCCAAAGTGAATTTAACAATTATTTGTTAGTGTCTTTAACATACCTATATATTATCAAATATGTTAAGAAATGTCAATGAAAATTAGCTAAATTTGTTAACTTACTATCTTTGAAAAAGAAAGGAGCTTGTCAATGACACCAGAGTTACAAGAGTGGATTTGTAAAGTTAGGGTTGAACTAGCGAGAAAAAATTTAACAAGAACTAAGTTAGCACATGGTATTGGAGTTTCAAAACCCGTGATTTCAGATTTACTAAATTATGGCAAGGGATCACAGAAGGTAATAAACAAAATAAATGCTTTCTTAAATATTAAATAGGAGGTATAAAATGTTAGAGACAATATGGTTAAATCCAGAACGAGCTTCTAAAATCTTTCCTAACATTGGAACTACAAAATTTAATAAGTATAAAGATGAATTTATAAAACTATGGGAACAAGATTATTACCCTAGAGAAACTTATTTAAAAGAATGTAATGGGATAGAAATTAAAGCTTTTGTTCACTATCTAGCTTGGAGAGATTATTTCCAGGATAGCAATTTAATTAACAAAGTAGAATTATTTAAAGGAGTATGGCAATGAAGCTAAAAATTAAAAAAGATAAATTACACATTATATATTGGACAATCGCTGTAGTAAGTGTATGTTTCCTTACTTTAACAAACATTGATTGGAGACAGATTGCAGGATTTTCTACTGGATTTGGTTTTTTAATTCAAGGGATCTTTGATAAAGATTTCAGTAAAAAATATTTTTAGGAGGAATGTATGAATAAGTTTAAAAAATTATTCTATAGAAGAGGATTTGAATTAATAGATGATATGAACGGCGAGTTACCTATAAAATCTACAATTCATAGTGCAGGAGTTGATTTCATAGCTAGTCAAGAAATTGTGATCCCTGCATTTAGATTTAAAGGTGAAGCAACTTTAGTACCTACCGGACTAAAGGCATTTATGCCAAAGAATGAATGTCTATTAATATTTGCTAGAAGTAGCTTACCAGTTAATCGTGGTCTAATAATGAGTAATGGTGTAGGAGTTGTAGATTCAGATTATTATAACAACTCTAAAAACGAAGGACATATATTATTAGAGTTTAACAATTTAACGAATAAACATTTAACAATTAAAAAAGGTGAAAGAATTGGACAAGGTATTTTCTATAAAGTACCTAAAGTAAGTTATGGAGTTAGATTAAAAGGAGATAAGCGTGGTGGAGGATTTGGAAGTACAAATAAAGAATAATTTTAATGAAAAACAAATGGAAATGCTAAAGCATCTAAAAGATTATGGTATTAAGGTAGAACCTTATGTAAAAGAAAAGTTTCCAACAGGATTTGAAAGTTATGAATTATTTGAAGTACTAGCAGAATATTTCTCTCACACAGCTAAACTATTAAAACAAAAGTATTTAGAAGAGGAGTGTTAGCTAATGAATATTCCTAATTTCAGAGCATACGTTGATAAAAAAATGTATAAAGTTATTGGTTGGTATGGTGATTATATCACATTAGGAAGGAAGTATGAAAGCAGATATATTCAATCAATCAATGTAAAGAAAAATGATGTAATTATCATGTATGGAAGTGATTTAAAAGATAAAAAAGGAAATGAAATATTTAGTGGAGACATTGTTAAAAATACTGATAAAGATATTGGAATAGTGAGATATAAAGACGGATCTTTTGAAGTGGATTTCAAGCAATATATTCCAGCCCAATTAGGATTGATAAATGATGATTTAGAAATAATTGGAGATATTCATAGAAATAAAAAATTACTAGATAAGATTATTAATAACAATAAAAAAGTTATTTGTTTAAATAGCGTTGAAAAAAGGATTAATAAAAAAAGGAAAAGAACGTCTAAATAGACGTTCAGCGATTACCTATAATATATCATAATTAATCCAAAAATGCAAGATTTCAAAAGAAGAAGGTGATGTTTGTGTTATTGTTTGACGAACAGCCAATAGTATTTGATAGAACGTTAGCAAGAGAAATTGGAGATAGACCAGCTACAGTATTGCAGCGTGTTCATTATTGGATAGAAATAAATCGGAAAAATAGAGATGAAAAGGCGTATAAGGACGGACATTATTGGACTTATAAATCTATTAGAAGATGGTATGAAGAAGATTTTGATTACTTATCATTTTCTACAGTTAGAAGAACCTTTGAAGATCTAATAGCAAAAGAGTATTTAATAACCGGAGATTATAACAAGTTCGGTGCAGACAGAACAAAATGGTATAGAGTTAATAAAGAAAAAGTTAAAGAACTTTATATAAAATTGGAAAAAGAGAAGAATAAAAAGCAGTTGCCAAATATAACAAATGCAAAAGCTCAAAATGAACCAATGCAAAAGCTCAAAATGAACAATTCTGAAATGCTCAAAATGAACCAACCTATACATAAGAATAATATAAGAATAATTAATAATGATTATATATCATCTCATTCTAATAATATTATATATAGCAAAAAAAATGAGCTAATGGATGAGAGAGTGAATGATGAAAATAATAAAACTAATAGTCTTAAAAAGAAATACAACACACAGTATTTCAAAGACAGCTTTGGGTATTCCCGAGTCAGCATGAATAAACAAAAGGAATTAGACAAGTGGATTAAATATGCTGTTGATATTTGTTTAATGCCACCTGATACAAGGCTTCACATAGGAAAACAGACTGTAATAGCTAGTGAGGTAGTAAAGAGGTTAACCGAGTTAAGGCATGAACATATTAATTATATTTTTTCTAGATTAAGTCAAGTTAAGTATCCTACAAACCATCAGAATTACATGTTAGCAGTCCTGTTTAATGCTAAAGAACAATACGAGAGTAGTATTTCAACATTTACAGGAGGTAAGACAAATAATATTCCTGGTAAATACGTTGTACCTGTTCCAGATTACTTAAAAGATAGGATATCAGGCAAGAGTAAAACAAAGGATGAAAGAGTAGTTACTGATGAAGATGAAGAAGCATACAAGGAAATGATGAGTGAATTAACAAAAGGAAAAGAACGCAATGATGTTTAGTGATAATTTCTAACAGGAGGTTATCAATTTGGAGTTTGTAGAACCACTTAGGACACAAGAAGAACTAGATGCAATGAATTATTATTTTAAAAGTAGAAGTGAGCGTGATTACTTACTTTACTACATGGGAATAAATGTAGCTTTTAGAATTAGTGATTTATTAGGATTAAAGGTTGGTGATGTAAGAAACAGGGATAAGATAAGAAGGCGTGAAATGAAGACTGGAAAGTTAAGAGAGATGGTTGTATTACCTAAATTAAAGCGTGTATTAGATGAGTATTGTATGGATAAAGAAGATGAAGAATACTTGTTTAAATCGACACGATATAAGAACTCTAACAGACCAATCACAAGGACACAAGCATACAGGATATTAAAGACCGGTGCTAAAGAGTGTGGGATAAAGAATATAGGTACACATAGTTTTAGAAAGACATTTGGTTATCATTTTTACAAAGAAAGTAAGGATGTAGTAACACTTATGAAATTATTCAATCATCATGATCCTAGTATTACATTAAGATATATTGGAATAGAACGTGATGAAATGAGTAAAGCAGTTAAAAAATGGGGTGGATTATAGACCTCATTTTAAAAATAAAATTCATTATGTAACGAATAAGGTAAACATTACATGGGTAAAAATACAATATATTTAAAATACTGATAGCAGTAAGGTTTGAAGATATTAACTAGATGTAACACTTTATAAGATATGTTACATATTTATATTATAAATTAATCACTCACTCATTCATTCAAAATATAAATTAAGGAGAAGAATTAATGATTAATAACGTAGTTTTAGTAGGAAGACTAACAAGAAATTTAGAATTAAGATACACTACATCAAATAAAGCAGCTGTTAATTTTACATTAGCGGTCAATAGAAATTTTAAAAATGAAAGAGGAGAGTTTCCAGCAGATTTCATAGGTTGTACAGCTTATGGAAAACAAGCGGAGAATATGGCACGCTTTCTAAATAAAGGAAGCTTGATTGGTGTAGAGGGTAGAATTTCTACAAGGAATTATCAAGGAAAAGACGGAAAGACAGTATATATTACAGAAGTTATTGCAGACAAAGTTAACTTCTTAGAGAGTAAAAAACAAGGGAATAACAACCAACAAGCATATCCAGAGACAAGTAATGTTACAGATTTCTATGATTTTAATAGTGAGTATAATCCATTTATGGAGCAATAATTAATATGTTTTCGTAGAAAGGATAGAATAAAAAATGGGAAAAAAGAAAATCATTAGAAATAATTTCAGTATAACAAAGCCTGGACAGAAGAAACTGACAAAACGGGAAGCAATAGATCTAACCATAAACGAAATAGAAGAGAGTTACACTAAAAGATTAAATACAGAAGTTAATTTAAAAGTAGCAGATTTCATTGGTGACTTTTGTTTAGCGTTAGCATGGAGCTTAAGAAATAATCATAATTACGGAGCAAAAAGAATTGAACGTACTATTAGAGAATTATTTGAAGTAGTAAGTGATGCAAAAATGAAAGAAGCTGGACAGATACTATTTGATATGAGTGAGATAAAAGAACAACTTTTAGTTGAAACTGGATTAGACATAGAACCTGTAATAGTAGAAGAAGTTAACAAACATTTAACAAGGGTAAAGGAGTTTAAGGAAAATGAATAAAGTCGTAACTATTAAAGAAATGATTGAAACTATTAAAGAAAAAATGAACTGGAGCGAAGCTATTTTAGCAATCGAGCTAGGAGTAGATTCACAGAATTTATTAGCATGGAAAAGAGGAAGAACGCCACGATCTAAAAACTATAAGAGATTAAAAGAGATATATGAAAGTTTAAGTGAAGATGATAAAGAAGATGAATTATCTTTAAAATTTAAACAAACAGAAAATAATATCTTAGAAGCACTTTCTGATGTAAATGATAATTTAAAAAAATCACAGAAAACTCTTAATGTAGCACGTCGAGATTTAGATTTTGCAAATGCTACTGTTAAAGGATGGGAAAATAAAAAGAAACATTTAGAAAGCAAATTAAAAGGAATAAGAGAAGAATGGGAGAAAAACAATGTATAAAAAGTCAATGTTTAAAAATGCTAAAAGAGTAGATGTTATAGAAACCACAGAAGATAAAATAGAAAGCTACATAGAAGCGTATAAAAGAGGAGAAATAATTGACCTACCTCCACTAGAAGAGAACGAAGAAATAAAAGAAATCAGTATCATTGGTGGAACAGCTATTATTTACGTTGATGACGTAGGAGGAGAATATGGCAAGAAATAAATTAATAGATCTAAACAATCATTTGTTTGAAGCATTAGAAAGAATTAATGATGAAAACTTAAAAGGAGAAAGTTTACAAGAAGAAATAGCTAGAGCTAAGACTATTACAACTATAGGGAATACTATTATAACTAATGCAGATTTAGCATTAGAGGCAGAAAAATATAAAAATGAATTTGGTAGAGGAGCTTCCTTACCATTGATGATTGAAAATGCGAAATAGTGGAAGTTTTAAAAAAGGACATATTCCCTGGAATAAAGGCGTAACTGGGTATATGGGAGCTAACAGAACAAGCTTTAAAAAAGGACATACACCAGCACGTTATAGAGAATTGTATTCCGAAAGAACAAGTGTAGATGGAATAGTTGAAATAAAAGTAGAAAGAAATAAATGGATATCTAAACATAGATTTGTTTGGGAACAGCATCATAATAGAAAAGTTCCGAAAGGTAAGGTGGTAATATTTCTAGATGGCAATAAAACTAATTTTGAGATAGATAATTTAAAGCTAATATCTAGAGGAGCATTATTAATTTTAAATAGAAAATATAGACACATATTAAAAGATAAAGAATTAATGAGATCGTGTGTTGATTTAAGTGAATTAATATATGCGATAGGTAAAAGAAAGAAAACAGAAGAAAATGAAAACTAATATTGACAAGCTAATGAGAGAGAAAGGAATAACTAACAAAGAGTTAGCAGCATTAACAGGGTTACATGTTAAAACAATACGTGAAGTACGTAAGGGATTGACAGTAACAAGAAGTAGTACGTTAAGAAAGATAATGAAGGTGTTGAAGGATGAAAAATGATTTAAAAAATATTTATTACGGAGTTACACAGAAATATAAAATAGATGATAAAGCTGGAGACATTACAGCAGGCACACCGTTTATTGAATTGACCTCTGATATGAACGAAGAAAAAGTATATATAAATATAAATAAGATTTCAGAAATTAGTCCTTACCTAACGGGAGCTACAATTAATATGCAAAGTTATTATACAAATGTTAAAGAAAGCTCTGAAAAAATTTTAGAATTAATTAAAAATAAATACATATAAAAAAAGGAGATTAACAATGATTAAAAGAGTAGTAAAAATAGAAACAACAAAAGAAATGGTAGCAAATGACATTAACGAATTTATTAACAACAGCGACATTGACCAACCAATATTAGAAGATAACGAACGTGTAATAGGTTACACAGTGATTGAAAATGTCGAAACATGGTACGTATTGGTGAATATAGGAGAGAAGTAATGGGGAATAATACAACTCAAGAAGCAGTTCAGGATTTAAAAAATAAGATAAAAGCAGAAATTATTGAACCTACAGTTATATTTTGTAATAAATATATTGGTTTGAAGATGAAAATATTTTTATCGATTGCAGCAACGATATATGTATTTGGGTTGCTTATATATAGTTTATATCAAGTATTTAATATGTAGAGGTGTTGTACTAATGGAAGAACAAGTAAAAGAAATGTTAAAACAAAAAGCTGATTTTGAAAAAGAAGTGTTGAACAAGTATTATATCTTGGAGAAAGATGGATCTTGTTGGTTGACTAGCGCATATGGTCGAGGTACTGTTATTCAAAGTGTAAAACGTGGGTTAGTGTTTAAGACTGAAGATGCTGCTATTAAGTATGATAAAAAACGTCGTTTAATAAAAGATATGGAAGATTGGGCTGCAATATATAATGATGGGTGGCGTCCTAATTGGTGCAATGTTCATCAAGATAAGTATTGTGTTGAGTTAACAACATCTACCGGACACTTTTATATTGCTAGGAGAAATGCTATCAATCATATAGGGTTGCTACCTTGCTTTAAAACACATCAAATAGCAGCAGAATTTATAGCTAAGTTTGGTATGTTGATTCAAATGGAGTTGTTAGATTAAAGGAGAAAAAAATGTTTAAACACGACAAATATATATTACATATATATTTTCATAACGGTGAAATGTTAGAAACAGAGACAACAGTAGAAGATGTAAATAAAATTTATAAAATTTTCACAGAAAATAAAGAAGACATTTTTTCAAGCGATATATGTATAGTTGGAGAAAATGAGATTGATATGAAAGAAGTTGAGCGTATTGCATATAAAGGAATTAAGGAGAAAGATAATGAATAAAGAGGATAAAGAAGAACTATTAAAAGAAATTGATAGAAGACTAAAAGTGTTAAGAAATGAGTTTATCAGTAAGTTGGAAGATGATAAGAAAGAGTTTGAGCTGACTTATCCAGAAGATGAAGAAGTAGTTTATCTTGCTGATTGCGAAGTAACTAGCGTACTTTATGATGCTGTTGATAAAGCGGATAAATGTATATTTGAACACGGACTATATTTCAATACAGAACAAGAAGCTGAACAATCCCTAAAAGAACGTAAGCTATTGTTTAAATTACACCAATATGCGAAAGAAAAAAACGAAGGTTGGGAACCAGATTGGAGTAATTATGATACCAAGTACGTTGTGTATTACAATGCTAAAACAGGTTTTCTAGGAATAAATGCATATAATTGGAGTAATCACATCTCACTCTTACCAACTTTCAAAACAAGAAAAATAGCACAAGCGTGTATAAATGAGTTTGGAGAAGAGATAAAAGAGGTGTTGTGTTAATGAAGTGGAATAAAGTGTATGTAAGTAAAAAGATAACTGAATATAAACTAGGGTATGGAGTTCAACATACCAGGGTGTTAGAGGGGACATTACCAGATTTAGAAAAGAAAGTGATGGTACGTGTTAAAGAAGGTGATTATACTGACTACTATGTTGACAAGTTGGTAGATTATGGTGGTTTCGTAGATTTTGAGGATACTAAATCTGACGTTATATATTGGTGCGAATTAGGAGATTAACAATGATAGAAATACAAGGTAAAGAAAACAAAGATCATATAGAATTAGATATGTTAGAACTTGCAGTAGCGTGTATCAAAAATCATATGCAAGAGATGTACCAGATTTTATAGAAGATTTACAGAAAGAAAAAATAATAGTGAGAGTAAAATACAATGATTAAAATATTAGCATTAACAATCGTAGGAGTAATGTGTGTGACAGCGTTAAGTTTTCTAATATTTATAATCAGGTATTATAGGGGTGATTTTAGTGATAAGAAATCTAGTTAAGTTTTATCCATCAGTGATGGAAGAGTTAGAAAAAGATATATCATTATCAGGAGATGATTATGATACTTACAAATATATTTACAACATGATGTTGAAAGATAAATACATAATGACACTTGATGATTTAAGCGAATTAAATAAACTAGGAGACTTTGACTTAGACAAACATATATATTGTTACTTACATACAATGAGTGAGAATGTTGAGTTAGTTAAGTTTGACATGGGATACTTAGACTACTTAGAAGAACTTATATCTGAGACAAGGACTAAAGGTAGTAATAAGTTTAATGTGTTACAGGTAAGAAGACTCATAGGTAAGCGTCAAGGTAATCATATTAAGAAGATATATTTTAGAAGAATAGAATATCTTCTTGGTATGCAGCTAGATAGATTCATTGATTCAGTTGTTGTAGTTGGAACTAGAATTAACGTGAGAGCAAGAGAAGAACGTGATGAAGAAATAGTTTATGCAATAGCACGAAGATTAAGTGTTAAGTATGGTTACGGTTATGCTATTAACTTTGAAAACAAGACTATTACAATAAATAAAGAAGTCAAGTTACACTGGATTAAATCAAACATGTATCACAGGAAAGAGTGGTTGTTTGAACTTAATGGAGATATAAATAACATGTGTAAAGTAATTGATAAAATTTGTTGTCGTGAACTATTTAAAAGCGTTTAGAATATTTATATAATAATAATAAAGCTAGGTCGATCATAATATATGTGAAAGCTTCTCCAAAATAATATTTACAAGCAGTCGTTGGTTTTTCCTAGCTTTCCTAACGTACTTTTAAATTAGGTGGAATGATGAATAAGAAATTTAATTATACAAGGAATGATGTTGACTATTATTTAGAAGCATATCCTAAGATAAAGAAACAACTTAATATTTATTTGAAAGATAAATTATCTGGAGATGATGAAATAAAAACTAATAATAGTAATTTCAATAATAGTAATGAGAATAATATAATAAATAAATTATCTGACTATGACTTTGAGAAAGATGATTATGCTATTAAGTGTGTGGATAGATTAGAACATAGCTTAGTAGATGTACGTGACAAGAAGATCCTTAAGTTTCGTTACACATATAAGTTAACAGTTGAAGAAGTAGCAACTGAAGTATGTTATCATACTAGAACTGTAGAAAGAAGATTACAAAGTCTTAAAGATAAATTGTTTTATATTTTAAACTCACAATAAAAGTTGTCGGGTTTGTCGGGTTTGTCTATGATATAATAGTACTATGAGATTAATATAATTGAGAGATATTAAAATAAATAATATCTCTCTTTTTTTGTTGAGGTGGATATGAAGGAATGTAAACATCATAAATGTAGAACGCTAATCAGTAAGGGAACTTACTGTGATAAACATAATCAATATTCAAATAAGATTTATAACGAGCAACGTAAGAACGATGAGGTCATGAAGTTTTACAAAAGCAAAGAGTGGAGGGAAGCTAGACAACAAGCATTGAAGCGAGACTGTTTCACTTGTAGCATGTGTGGTGGTCTAGCTAACCTAGTTCATCATAAGATAGAAGTAAGAACAGATTGGAACAAGAGATTGGATTTGAACAACCTCGAGTGTGTGTGTAAGGAGTGCCATAACAAGATTGAACACTACAAGAAGTAGGGGTGGTACTCTCACGGGGATACCCCCCGCCAAAAATTTCAGAGAGCCAACCTCTCTAGGAGCGGGCGCCCCTCATCTGTACGCAAAATGCATTTAATTATTTTTTTCAAATAAAGTAAATTTAGAAAGGTGGTGATGATTTTGGCAAGGAAAGCAGAACCAATGTCTCTCAAGGTTTTGAGTGGAAAAAGACAAGGTGTTTCAAAGCAAAAATTAGAGGCTAGAAAACAGGTAGAATCCGAGTTGAAATTACCAAAAGATAAACTAAAGCCACCTAAGTGGTTAGGTGACTTAGCAAAGAAAGAATTTAGGTTTATAGTTGCACAAGCAGACTCAATAGACTTACTAAATAATCTAGACTTACACGTGTTAGCTATTTATTGTGACACTTACGAAAAATACGTAGACTGTAGTCAGATTATACAACGTGACGGATTAATGACAGACCAAGGTTATAACAAAGAAACAGAACGTGAGCTTAGACGACATGGTAAACTAGTTGAAGCAGAACGAATTAAAGATTATGGACTTGGACAACATCCATTACTGATTAGACAAAAAGATTTATTTAACACACTCAAATCTCTACAATCTGAATTAGGATTAACACCAGTAGCAAGGGCGAAAATTGCTATGGATAAAGCTTATTCAGAAGCCCCAGCAGATCCTGTAAAAGAAAGGTTTGCTAATTTATAATGTTAAAAGATGCAATGAAGGAGTGGGCGAGACAAGCAGTTGATGGAGAACGAATAGCTTGTGAAAAAGAGAAATGGGCGTGTTTAAGATTTATAAAAGATTTAGAAAAAGAGGGAACTGAAGAGTTTCCTTTTATTTTTGATGATGACAAAGCTATGAATTTTCTGGAGTGGATGTCGTTATTTAAACACACTAAAGGTAAACTAGCTGGACAAAATATAGATCCTGCTCCAATACAAATTTTTAACTGGTCTAACATTTATGGTTGGATACATAAAGATACTGGTGTGAGAAGATTTAGAAAGTTTTACTATCAGGTAGGACGTAAGAACGCTAAATCGCAAGACGTAGCTTGTTGTTTATCTTATGAAATATCCGCTTTTGGAGAATCATCATCAGAAGCATATATAGGAGCAACAAAGCGAGACCAAGCAAATATTGTGTTTAAAGAGATTAAAGCACAGATTCAAGGAAGTCAAATCAGAAACAGATTTAAAATTACACGTAGCTTAATTGAACACGAGAAAAGCAACAGTTATATTATGGCACTTTCTCGTGACTCTGGAAAAACAGCGGACGGATTTAACCCACAGGTCGGAGCAATGGACGAGTATCACGCACACCCTACAGATGAAATACTAGACGTAATAGAATCTGGACAAGGTGCGAGAAGTCAACCCTTGATAGTCATTATTACAACAGCAGGATTCAATTTAAACAATCCGTGTTACTCAACTGAATATGATTATGTTAGTAAATTATTAGATCCTAATAATCCAGTTGAAAATAATGGTTATTACGCTATGGTTTGCGAGTTAGATAAAGGAGACGATATAAAAGATGAGTTGAATTGGGTGAAAGCTAATCCAATATTAGCTAGTTATTCGGAGGGTGTGAAATTCTTACGTGAAAGATTAAAAGAAGCTCTTGACAAGCCAGAAACAATGTCTAAATTCTTAACAAAAAATATGAATATCTGGGTAAATGCTCCAGAAAATAAATATATGGACATGCGAAAATGGAAACTTTGTGAAGTATCTGATGATGAACTAGAGGGTAAACCGTGCTTTGTAGGAGTCGACTTATCAAAACGATTAGACTTAACAGCAGTAACTTCTGTGTTTGTGTTAGGAGATGACCGATACGCAATACGTAGTAAAGGATTTATGCCTGAAGATATGTTATTTCAACGTATGAACACTGACCGTGTTAACTATTCTCAATGGATAGAGGAAGGTTGGATTGTTAAGACACCAGGAGAAGTAATCGATTATGATTTTGTAATTGATTATATTGAGGAATTAAGAAATAAATATAGCGTTCAAGAAGTATGTTATGACCCTTACAACGCTACTCAATGGTCTCAAACAATGGAAAAACTAGGTTATTTAATGGTTGAAGTCAGACAAGGTGTATTAACTTTAAATGAGCCAACAAAACATTTTAGAGAATGTGTTTACGAAGGTAAAATACATCATGACGGGAACAAAGCTCTCACATGGTGTATGGGTAACGCAGTAACAAAATCAGATGCTCAAGATAACATCATGTTAGACAAGAAAAAGTCTAGCGATAGGATAGATATGGCAGCCGCAGGTATTTTTGCTTTTACTCGTGCTATGTACAGCGACAATATAAGTTATGACTTAAATGAAATGATTGATAAAGGAGAATTTAGTTTCTAGTGAAAACATTATTACAAATATTAATAGGATTATTATTCTTAACAAGCCTTGTGTCTTTTGTGTACGCAGGCTTTTTATTTTGTAAAACAATAGGTTTCATAGTGTTAGGAGTAGTCTTAATGTTGTGTAGCTATGTTTTAGAAAGACAACTTTAGCTTTGAAAGGAGGTGAGAAAAGAGGATGATATTTAGAAATAAAACACCGACAGGTGGAAATGAATTAAGTGATTTAAGAAATCCGTCAGACTGGTTTTTAAACATATTTAACAGTAGTCGTAACAATATCAATGAAGAGAGTGCTATTAACACATCTGAAGTGTATAGCTCAGTAAAGGTTTTATCTGACGACTTAGCAAAATACCCGTTGAACTTATTACAAGATGTTAACGGAACAGTGGAAAAAGCGAAACATCACACAGCATATCCGTTGCTTAAGGATCAACCAAATAGAAACATGACTTCTTTCGAGTGGAAACACTTAGTAATGACACAATTAAATTTGTGGGGAAATAGTTATCACTATCTAGAAATAGATAAACGAGGACAAGTAAAAGAAATCGTACCGCTAGACCCTAGAGAAACAAAAGTATTATACAACGCAGAAACTAACACTGTAACGTATCACACAATGTATAAAGGTAAAGCAGTTGTGTTAAACGCAGAAGAACTATTACATTTTAAAAACTTGTCGATTAACGGATTAATAGGACGCTCTCCTGTACAAGTATTAAGGGAAAGTATTCAAGGCAACCAAAAAGGGCGTGAAATGGCTTCTAATTTATTCAAAAGGGAAGGTATTCCGCTTGCAATACTTAAGTCAACACGTACACCATTAACAACTGAAAACAAAGAAACAGTAGCGGAATCATGGAAAAAGCACCTTGAAAACAATAACGTAGCTATATTAAACCCAGATATAGATTATCAAAGTGTTGGGATACCACAATCTGACGCTCAGTTTATTGAAACAATGAAATATAACAAGGCAGAAATTGCAAGTATATTTAAAGTTCCACCGTATAAATACGGAGACTATAGCGGATTAACTCACTCTAACGCACTAACGCAATCAATGGACTATGTGAAAAACGTTATGTTACCTTATGTTACTAATATTGAATCTGAGTTAAATTCTAAGATACTAACAGAACTAGATAAAAAGCGTGGATATTATTTCAAATTCAATATGGAAGCAGAATTAAGAGCGGACCAAAAATCACGAGCAGAATTTTACGAGAAAATGCAACATGTCGGAGTTTACACAATCAACGACATATTACGTTCAGAAGATATGTCAACGATAGATAACGAGTATGGAGAAATGCGATTCATGTCATTAAACTATGCTCCAGTAGACACAATTAAAGAATATCAACTGTGGAAGGCAGGTGTAAAAAGTAGTGAAGAAGTGGAAGATTAAAGCCTTAAATGAAGGTAAGGCAGAAATTTTCATCTATTCTGACATTGGATATGAGTTGTGGGAAGACAAGTCAACAGCACAATTATTCGCAGAGGAATTAAAGAGTCTAGGAGAAAATACATCAATAGACTTGCATATTAACTCAAACGGAGGAGATGTGTTTGACGGTCAAGCAATCCACACGCTAATCAAGAACCATAAAGGCTTTGTAACAGCATATATTGATGGTTTAGCTGCTTCGATTGCAACAGTAATAGCAATGGGGGCGGATAAAATTGTAATGCCAAAAAATGCAATGATGATGATTCACAACGCATGGACTGGACTATATGGTAATGCAAACGACCTAAGAAAAATGGCGGATGATTTAGACCATATCAATGACACGATAGTAAATACTTATCTTGCAAAAGTTAAAGATAAGACAGATGAAACTACAATCAGAGAACTAATGAACAAAGAAAGCTGGTTAAATGCAGAAGAATGTTTCAACTTAGGTCTTTGTGATGAAGTTTCAGAGCCAGTTAAAATGGCAGCGTGCTTAACTAAAGAACAAGCACACAAATTTAAAAATGCTCCAAAAGAATTAATTAAAGAAAACTATGAATATCAAACGGAGCGAGCAAAACAATATTTAGAATTTTTGGAGGTAATCTAGATGAATATGAATAAAAAATTAAGAGAATTAATGCAATTAAAAGCAGAAAAAGTAACTATGGCAGAAAATGCTATTAACAATAAAGAAACTGAGTTAGCAAACTCATTAATGGAAGAAATCAAAGGATATACAGAAGAAATTAACCAAATTCAAAACCTAATCTCATACAAAAATGATGATAAAGTTGTGGATTTAGGAGAAGAGAAAAAAGAAGAAACAGGACTAGTAGCTGTTAAAAACTATATCAAATCAGGTATTGTTAATGCAGCTGGACCACTTAAAGAATCAGAAGGAGAAAACGGTGGATATTTAGTGCCTGAAGATGTAAAAACTGCAATTAACGAGTACAGACGTTCATTTGTATCATTAAAAGACCATGTGGACGTTCGTTCAGTAGTAGTTCCATCAGGTAGTGAAGTATATGAAAAAACAAGTCAATTAACTGGACTTACTAACATTACTGAACTAGGAGAAATCCAAGAAATGAACGCAGAAGTATTCGAAAGAATCAATTACAAAGTTAAAGATTTTGGAGGAATCTTACCTGTGTCACGTTTCTTATTACAAGACTCTCCAGAGAACTTACTTGCTTACTTAGGTAAATGGTTCATGAAGAAACAAGTAGTAACAGAAAACAAAGAAATAATTGCTGTGTTAAAAACACTAACTAAAAAAGCTATTACTAAAGTTGATGAAATCAAAGAAGCTTTTAACGTGACATTAGATCCTATCTTCTTAGACAATACTAAAGTGTTAACTAACCAAGATGGTTTTAACGTGTTAGATAGCATAAAAGATAAAAACGGGAACTACTTACTACAACCAGTTTTAAATGACCCAACAAAACGATTATTATTAGGTAAGGAAGTAATCGTATTACCAAATACTCATTTACCAAACGAAACAGCAAACAAATTCCCACTATATGTAGGAGATTTAGAAGAAGCTGTACGTGTATATGAATTAGATGAATTAGAAATTAAATCAACTGACGTTGGTGGTAAATCATTCACACGTAACTCTTATGACACTCGTTTAATCACTCGCTTTGATGTTAAAGCAATAGATAAAGAAGCTGTTGTAAAATTAGAGTTCGGAAAAGACTTAACACTAGTAGCTGGAGCGTAAGACTATGATTGATGTTTCGGAAGCGTTGTTAAAACAATTCAAGGATAAACTACATATCTTACATGATGATGAAGACGATAATCTAAAAAGGTTGTTGTCTTTTTCTTATTCGGTGTTGTGTGAAAAATGTGGATTCTTTGACATTGAGAACAACGAACAAGGTAAATCATTAGTGTTTGAGCGTGCAAGATATGAATACAACGACAAATTAGAATATTTTGACATTAATTTTTTAGGAGAAATATCAAGTTTATTAATTAGATTAGAAAAAGAAAGGAGAACTGAAACAAGTGAAGATTAGAATTTTAAGAGAGTTCGAAGATATCCACACATCTCAACTGTATTCAGTAGGAGATGAGTTTGAAGTTTCTGAAGAACGTTATGAAGAAATGCTTGAAAATCTATCTGAATATGGTAAGGACTTCTTAGAAAAAATTGAAGAAGCTACTATAGAAGAAGAGGTAGCAGAAGATGAGACAGTACAGGATTAACCAATCATATAATGATGGAATAGTAAAATTTGTGGAATATGTCCACAAGAAAGATAAATTTAATACTAAGTTAGCAGAACACGAAGAAAAAGAAATTAGAAAGTTTTGGTTTCGTTATCTAGGTGTATCTGCTAACGAAAAGTATCAATCATTACAAGTTGATACAGAAGTAACAACAAGAATAGCAATCAGATTATTTACTAATATTAATGACTATTTGTTAAGTAAACTATTTGTGATAATTAATAACAAGAAATATACGATTGCTAGAATCTATCATAACCACGTTAAGAATGAAACTGAAATATCATTAACGGAGGTGGTTAAATAGTGACAACAAAAGAACTGATTTTTAATACTATAACTGGGTTAGAGTTAGACATACCATTATCTTATGGATTTAGTGACGGGGAAGACTTCCCGAAACTAGTATATTTCCATGTGGGAACGATTGAGAAACGATCATCGAATAAAAAATTTAAAAAACATCATACTTACCAACTTAATTTATTCGATGTAAAACCACATGATTTAGACAATTCAGAGATATTAATGAAACTTCAATCTGCAATAGATGACACCACTCTAAACACTGGAGCATGGCATGAAATAATAGATGTAGATGAAGATACAAAAGAAACTCAATTCATGTATTATATGGAGATTTATTCATAATGGAAGTATTCGGTTTTGAACAGGCAATAGCACGTTTAGAGAAAATCGCAGGTAATACAAGTAAAGTTAACGGAGTTATAGTAAAAGAAGCAGAAGCAATAAAAGAAGATGCAAAAGGAATAGCAGCGGGTAAAGGTTTAGTCAAAACTGGTGCGGGAGTTGCAGGTATTGTAGCCAGTCACGGTAATATGGAAAGTCAGATTGGTTGGGCGGGTAGACCTAACCTACACTTATATTTCCATGAGACAGGTTGGCACGCTGGATTTTCACGACATAGAGGACGTTCAAAAGGTGGTAAACGCAGACGTAAGTATGGCAAAGGTCGTGTTTATAAACCACCAAATCCACACGTAAGACCCGCCGCCATGCAACATAAAGATCCTTTTGCTAGAAACGTAAAAGAAGCATTATTAGATACTTAGGAGGAACAATAAATGACAGTAACAAAAGAAGCAGTGAACAAAGCGTTATTAACTGGTGTAGGAGCTGGGTATTTACAAAAAGTAAAAACAGAAGCAACAAGTTCACAAGGTTTAACGTATGATGAAAAAACATATGAAGTATTCGCTATTGATAAAGTAGCGTTCAAAGGACAAATTAAAGAGAAAACAGTATATCTATCAAACATTAAAGCACGTGATATTGTAAAATTCGCTAGTGTTGAAATGACAGTTGATATCGGATTCTTCCCGGACGGATTCTTAGAAGAGATGTCAGGTATGAAAAAATTAGCTACAGGAGTATATGTACAAGGTGACTCACCTCGTTACAAACAATTCCGTTGGGCGTTCCCTGTTACAGATGAAGACGGTAAAGAAATAATTTACAACTTCCCTGTGTGTCAAATTGAAAACCCAGACTTTAACGCAGAAACTGAAACTGATGAGAAGAAAGAAAACATCACACAAGTAACTATCAAAGCTTATCCAGTAGTTGGAAGTAAAGATAAGTCAGTATTCAGTAAAATTGACTTACGTGAAACTGATAAATATGATAGAGAAAAACTATTATTACAAGGTTTCTACGACGCAGAAACCCTTAAACAATGTCTTAAATCGGGAACAACTGATGAGACAGTAGTTGTAGCAGGATAATTTATAAGAGCTGACAATTGTTAGCTCTTTATTTTTTTGGAGGATAATGAATGAGTATATTTACAAAAACAGTAAAGACGTTTAAAACTGATATTTTAGGAAATGAAATTGAATTAAAATCGAACTTAGCTGTGTGGTTACATTTAGAAGCTGACTTTGGAATAAAGCAGGGTGAATGGAATGACGTATATTTGAAAGAGAAAAATGTAGCTACAGCAAAATTTTTAGTTTCAATTTTAAAAGCAAATGGATATAAAACTACAATAGAAGAAGTACTAGAAAACGTAAATGATACTGAATTAGAGTTATTTATTTTGAAATACCAAGAAGCTATGTACGGGGATCAAACCGCAACATTGTTAGAAATGTTGGGGATAACTGATGATAGTGAAGAGGGAAAGCATATTTTAGAAAAACCGGTAGACGACCAAGTGAATATTTACGAACACCCAGCGAGAAAAACGAAGAAACAAAAAGCGAAAAACCGCAAGAAATAGACTGGGACGATTTATTTTACAGGTGTCGAACTTGGTTTAACATGACTAAGAGTGAGTTTATGTATGATTATAGCTTAGAATATATTGTGTTTATGATTAACAGATATATAGAAGAGAATTTCAATCATGAAGAAACTCAACAAGAAGAAGTAAAAGAAATGAATTTTAGTAAATTGTTATAGGAGGTAAAAATTTGTCGGGATATATGGATAAAGTCGGTGTCATATTGACAGCCGAAGGAGTGGGCAGTTTTACCTCTGCGTTAAAACAGGGTGAAAACGCCTTAAGACAATTACAAGCAGAAGCAAAAAGAAATATCGCTTCATTAGGTAGTGGCGGGAAAGCTTACGACGTGTATAAAGCTAAAATGAGTGGATTGAGTTCTCAGATGAAGCAATCAGCAAGTAATGTTAACTTGTTAAAAGCTCGTTATGATGACTTAAAAAAATCAACCGTTCAACTGCCAAAAGAGATAGATAAATTATCTAGCTCATTAAAACAAAAACAAGCGACTTTAAAAACGACAGGAACGTTGTTACAAAGTCAAAAGGAACATTTAAAACATTTACAAGACACTTACGGTAAGACGAGTGCAGCGGCTTTAAAATATAAAGATGTTGTAGCTAACACGTCAAAATCGTATAAAGCAACACAACAAGAGATTAAGGGATTAGAGACACAAATCAAATCTCTTAACGGAACGTTTAGTAGTCAACAAAGAGAACTACAGAGCTTACCAACTAAAATAGCAAACGCAGAGACAGGGTTTTATAAACTTAGAGACGCAATGCAACAAACACACACAGCGTTTAGAAATAACGGAGGTCGATTGGCTGACGTGGCTCAACGCTTTAATGATGTTGGAGGACGTGTGCAAGCGTTCGGACAAAAAATGGCGAACTTTGGGGACGGCTTTTCTAAGATAACAGGTGGACTTACAACAGGAATGTTTCTAGCTGGTAAGGCTGCTATAGATTTTGAAAGTGCGTTCGCAGGTGTAGTTAAAACTGTTAACGGAACACCACAGCAATTAGACGCTATTAGACAAAGTTTCTTAGACTTGTCAACACAGATTCCAGTAAGTGCTAATGAACTTTCACGAATTGGGGAAGTTGCAGGACAGTTAGGAATTAAAGCTGAAAACATTGTTGATTTCACAAAAACAATAGCTGACTTAGGAGCAACTACTAACTTAGCAGCTGAAGAAGGAGCAACGAGTTTAGCTCAATTCATGGCTGTTATGGGAACTAGTCAAGGTAACATTAGAAATCTAGGGTCTTCAATAGTTGAACTAGGAAATAACTTTGCAACGAACGAAAGAGCTATTGTGGAAATGGCACAACGTCTATCTGGTATGGGTAAACAAACTAACATGGCTGAGGCTGATGTGTTAGGACTAGCAGCCGCTTTAAGTACAGTTGGTATCGAAGCTGAGGCGGGGGGTAGTGCAATGACTCAAGTAATGAATAAAATGCAAAACGCCGTTGCAAGTGGTGGAGATAGTTTACAAAAATTCGCTAGTGCTGCGGGTGTAAGTGCTAATGAGTTTGCCAACGCATTTAGAACAAGACCTGTAGAAGCTTTAGAGATGTTGCTTAAAGGGTTGAATGAAGTCAAAGAAAATGGCGGTAACGTCAATGACGTGTTATCTAGTCTAGGTATAACAGGTATTCGTGAAGCAGACGCAATTAAACGTTTAGCAGGTGCATTAAACGGAGAAAGCGGACTAGGTAGGGCGTTAGAGATTTCTAACAAAGGTTGGCGAGAGAATAACGCTTTAACTAAAGAAGCTGCTATAAGATATCAAACAAGTGCTAGTAAATTGAAAATGGCAAAAAACGAGATTCAGAAAATGGCAATCGAAATGGGATCTCAATTATTACCTAAACTAGCACAAGCGTTAACTGCCTCAAAACCGTTAGTAAACTCACTAGGAAATATGATGTTGTGGTTTAGCAAGTTACCAACAGCCGTGCAACTAGCGACTTTAGGATTCGGACCATTCATGTCTGTGTTAGGTAGAATGACTACCGGTATTGGTAGTGGTGTGAAAGCTATCGGAAGTTTTGTTAAATGGGTTGGTAAAATGTCAACAGCTAAATCAGTTGGAGACATGATTAAACTCTCAACATCTATAGCAGGAGTCGGAACTCAAGCAGCGAAAGCAGGAAGTATGGCGACGTTATTAACTAACCCTTATGTTGCAGGAGCTGCGTTAATAGGTGCTGCATTTGTCGGTGTAGGTACAGCGATATACCGTGAAATGACTAAGCATAGTCGAAACCACGAGGCAGCTATTGAGTTAACAAACGGTAAGTATAAAGAATGGTATGATGCAGTAATTAAAGGTGCGGAGCAATCAGGGAATTCTATTAACCACATGGGAGATGCTGTTAAACGTAACTCAGACGCTGTTAAAAGTGAGATTAAGAAAGTTCAAGCTGCAAATACCGAGATTATGGAAAACATAAACAAAAACTTTAAAGACGGTAAATGGTACAAACTAGAGTTTGACGGGCGTTTTAGAAAACAACTAAAAGAGGCGTTAAGTTTATCGGACGAGGACGTTAACCAAATTTCCGGGAGTGTCCAAGTAGCAGCTAACTTAGTAGGGAACTCTTTAGCAAGTTTAAATAGTAAGTATTTAGAAGGTAGTAGGATCACGGCTGATTACGCTCTTGCACAGATTAAGAGTGTAAGCGATGTGACTGCTGCAACTGTTCAAAGTTTAGAACAACGTAAAGCTGCTGAGATGTCGGCGTTGGAGCAAAAGAAAGCTAACAACTTAATTAATGAAGAATTATATAGTCGTGAAAAAGAAAACATAAGCAAACATTACGACTCTATTATTAACGAAACAAAACAAGCACAAGACACAATTAACGATATTTTGTCAAGTGCTGCTAGAGAAAACAGAGTACTTACTAAATCAGAGTTAGACCAATTAGAAGAGGCTTATAAAAAAGTTGGTAAGACAGCAACTGAAGCTGCTACGGAAAGTAGTCAAGCTCAAAAGATATTACAAGAAGCTTTTAACGACACTACAGCGGCGGCAAAATTGGCAGCATTAAAACAAATGGGAATAATCGACCAAGCTAAAGAGACTTATATTAAAGGTCTTGGAAGTGCCGAGCAGAAAGTCCAAGAAATGAATAAAGCTCTTGATGAATGGGCTGCTAAAGAAGGTGGATTCAAGACAATAGGTATTGAATACGAAGGAGGCGACATTGCTTTCAACTTCAAAAATGATTATGAACGAGCTTTAGCATTACCAGACATTAAAAAAGCTATTATGATTTCTGAGAGTCAAGGTCGCACTATTAAGATGACTATTGATGATTTGAATTTCTTAAACAGTATGGGAATACACCCTAAGAATGTTCAAATTATAGACCAAGCAAGTCAGCCGTTGGATAATGTTAACAGTAAAATAGGTCAATTCACAGATACAGATATAGCACCTAAATCAATAATGGTGCAAGATGACGCTACCCCTAATATCACACAAGCATTTAACAAACTGTTAGACTTTGCGTCACTAAATGTTCCAGATAAAAATATTAACGCAACTGACAACGCTAGTGCAGTAATTGACCAAGCTAAATTTAGTTTAGACGGATTCAACGCAACAGAAACACCAGTTAAATCAATCATGGCTCAAGGTAATGCGACACCGTTCACGGATCAAGCGACGAATAGTTTAAACACGTTCAACGCAACAGGAACACCGACAAAATCAATCATGGCACAAGGTAACGCAACGCCGTTCACTAACCAAGCAACGAGCAGTTTAAATGCGTTTAACGGAACACCTACACCGCCAAAATACCTGTCAGCAGTTGACGCCGCTAGTGGTACTATTTGGGGTGTAATTGGACTATTAAATAGTATTCCTCGTGAAGTCGTGAGTGTAATAAGAACTGTAAGTATGGTGTCAGGTGTGCCTGGTATACCATTCTTTGCACAAGGTGGACATATTCCAATGTTTGCCAGAGGTGGTAACATAGGTCAGACTGAGAACTTACAACCAAACTACACAGGTATTGTTGGAGAAGCTGGACCAGAATTATTCAGAGTAACTAAGAACGGAGTTAACATTACACCGTTATCTACTAGTGAAAAGATAAAAGGTATAAGCGGTGTGTTAGCAGAACACGGAGCTAAAAACAACGGTAATGAAATCAACGTAACAATTAATGTTACTGGTAATAATATTAATAACAAAGAAGATATAAATGTGTTAGTTGACGCAATAGAAAATAAACTAGTAAGAAAAATGAAAGAAATAAAATCAATGAGTTTCGGAGGTGGACGCAATGCCGTTACATTATAATAAATTAACTTTTAATGGGAAGTCTACCGCCGATTTCCCATTTGATATTTATGTGATAGAAAATGACGGGATCAATAAAGGGAAAAGAAAAGATAAAATATTCACATCTGATTATATGACAGGTGGAATAGTCAGAACATCTACAGCATATGACACGGTTGAAAAGTCTTACAAACTATTAATTCATGGTGTTAGCTTAGCTGAAATAAATGACGTGTTAGTGTGGTTAGACGGGAGCGGTAAATTAATAGCAGCTGACAACCCTGAGCGTTATTATGAGGTGCTAACAACCTCAGCTGTAAGGTCAAGGCTTGGAGAGGTTGACGAATACGAAATCGACGTAGTATTCACGTGTAACCCGTTTTCTTATAACGTTGTAAAAGATGTTAAGACATTTACAAGCGACGGAACACTTGACAATAATTCGGGTTTACCTATGTATCCTAAACTTACAGTATATGGGAACTTTACAGAGGAAAGTACATTGACTATAGGTAAGCAAGTAATAAGAATAAAAGCTATTGTTGAGAAAATCACTATTGAATGTAAACAAGGTGAACAGAATGTATATGACAAGAACGGAGGTCTTTTAAATAGCATAATGTTAGGAGACTTCTTCGAAATACCAACAGGACGAAGTGGTGTCGTATTAGGTTCTGGAATTACAAAAGTAGAAATTGATTGTAGGTGGGGGGCGTTCATTTAATGTTATGGTTATACGACGAAAACGAAATAGATTTTAAATATAATGGAATAGTATTAAATAACGCTTACGACGCTGACATTCATTGGGTGCTAAACTCGACTTACAAACTTACATTTAAATATCCGACAGTAGACAATGAAATGTATGCTTTGATTGAAAAAGGAATGATTGTCAAGGCTGATGAACATGATAGAAAAAATTTATTTAGAATTAAAGACATTGATATTAATGAACACGAACAGTCAATCACAGTTACAGCTTATCAAAAGACATTCGATTATAGCAAACGACTTGTTAAAAACTTTTCAAAGATTAACTCAACTTGTCAAACTGTGTTAGATGAATGGGTTGCGAATTTTGTGTCAACAGAAAAAGAATTTAGTTGGTTTTCGGATATAAAAGAGCCTAACTCATTTATTACATATAAAGATGAAAAAGATACATCTTTAAAATCATCATTTGACTTATTCGGAAAAATAGCTGACACATTCAACGGTGATATCGATATGCACAACAACAGAATTAGCATATTGAAAAAGTTAGGTCGTGACACAGAAGAAGTTTTAACGACAGCTAAGAATATCACATCTTTTGTCACATCTTCTAATGCAGATGATATCGTGACTAGATTATATGTAACATCTACATTTAGAGTTGGTGACAAGGAGGATAAAGAAAAGCTAAAAGAAAAGCATAGGTTAGAAATGCAAGCCTTGAGAGATTCACAGAAGAAGTATTCTAAAGAAAGCAACGATAAACTCAAGGCACAGCAAATGCAAGACGAGATTAATTCAAGATATGCTAGAGAAGTTTTAAAAAACAACAGGACTGTTAAACGTAGTGGTCAGACATTCAAGACTTATGCACAAATAGAAGCTGAGGTTAGAGCGAAATATCAAGAGCGAGAGTTAAAAGCTAACCAACGTAAAGTGGCAAGTCAACAAGCCGCTGACAAGAGAAAAGCTGAAATCGAGGCGTTAAAAGCTAAACAGAAAGAAGAGACAGCCGCACTAGACGAAGAAGTAACAATCAATCTTGTTGTGGAAAGTCCATTGATTAATGACTATCCGTTCATTAATGAAATGTCAGTTAGCAACAACGATTTAAGAACTGCTGAAGAGCTTGAAGAATGGGCGATTGAACATTTCACAAAAGATAATATTGATAAACCTAAGAACTCTATTAAAGTAACTTATGAACAACTTTCTGAGAATATCAATCGTGGAGACACAGTTATTCTTAAATATACTAAGTATGATATAGACGAAAGAATAAGAATTGTAGAAACACATTATGATCCTATCGCTAAACGTTGGATTGAATTTATTCTCGGAGAAAAGGAAAGTAATCTAGGTCGTGAAGTTTCTCAAAGCTCTCACAATGCTGAGAGTAAGGCAAATGCTTACACTGACTGGGTGTCGTTAGAGTTTGAGAAGAAAGTTAAAGAGCAGTCTGAGAACTTTGAAAAAATATTCTCTGATAAAGAAGACGAGTTGAAAAAGAAAATCGAAGACGGTATCGAAACAACACGAGCTGAGTCTGAAGTATTTAAATCTGAAATTAACGATAAGGTACAAAAGGCAATATCTGAAATAGAAGGTGTAGACAAAGAGCTTTTAAATAAGTTGAAAGACAAGATAGCTGAAACTAATCGTATTGCTGAAGCGACTGTTAAAATGGTCGGAACAGATGACAGTATCACATATGGTAAGAATAGATTAGACGGAGACACAACTCGTGATTTAAAAGCGGGAACATATTTTGTAGAACTTGCTCACAATGGAGACGGATTCGAAGTAGGTCAGAAATATACGATAAGCTGGGAAGCTGTGTGTACTGTTGATGATTTCTACGATATAGTAGTTAAACTTAGTAGACCAGTTAAACATGATGTGCAAGTATTTCTAATGGATCCTACACAATTTTACGACACAATGGTTGTTAGTTATAAACCAGGAGAAACAACACAACCATTGCTACACGTGTATGACGCTCATTATTTATTTAGTGTGTTAAGCCCTATGTTTAAAAAACAAGATATAGAAATAAGTGTTAGAAGTGCTTCAACTTATATTGTACCTATGGAGTATAAAGAATTTGGAGACGCTGCATACGAAACTGGTAATTTAATCGGTGAGTGGAGCGAAGACACAATGTATGTATTTGATGGAGGTAATTAGATGACAGAAATAATACCGGTAAGAGTCCAACATAAAAGAATGGATCTCGCAGACTGGAATAACAGCGAAATAATCTTGTTAAATGGAGAGATTGGGATTGAGTCAGACACGGGAAAAGCAAAAGTAGGAAACGGAACTGACTTATATAAAAATCTACCATATATAGCAGGAGCAAGAGGAGAAAAGGGAGACAGAGGAGAACAAGGAATACCGGGTATTCAAGGTATTCAAGGCGTTCAAGGTGAAAGAGGAACAAACGGAAAAGACGCAATATTAGGAAATTATAATTTGATTGTTGATTCAAATTTTAAAATAAATAATCTACGACTTACAGGAAGTCCTGAGACAGAGATTATTCAAGATGACTACAACGGTCACAACTCATTAAGAATTAGAAAAAGTGGAGCTACAACCTACACTTGGGCGGGTGTGCAAATTGACACTAACGTTAGTAAGTTGAAACAAGGCGATAAACTAGTGTTAAGACTACCCATATATGTATATGATGATGTAGAAGTAGACCACGGCGTTTATTTTGCGATAAAAAAACACACAGGTAATAAAACTCTGAAAAGTATTGAGTTTACTAATTTAGAAAAAAACAAGTGGATAATTCACGAAGAGATTATTAATATAGAAGAAAATGTTGACTTCGCAAATGAAACGTATTGGTTTTACGTCTACGCAGTAAAAAACGGTCATTTTAAAATATCAGAACCTTATATAGGTTTTGGAGACAAAGCCGTTAGTAAGTGGCAACCGAGTGTAGAAGATTTAAAAAGCGATACATTGCTGAATACTCAGAATAATCAACCGTTGAAATATTGGGTAGGTACACAAGAACAGTACGACGCTATCTCTGTTAAAGACGAAAACACAATATACGATATAGTTAAGTAGGTGATGTTGTGAAAAGAGTAAAATTAATGATTGGTAACAGAGAGATTTCACGTAGGTATTTAGGTAATAATCTATTGTGGAGCAACGAAAAAGTAAAACTAGTAAAAATACTAGAAGGGTGTTATGTAGAATTTTCAACGCCTTACATTTCAATAGTACCTAATGACGTGAGATTTACTGAAGTTGACAAGATTAAAAAAGTATATTTCAACGACGTTGAAGCTATAGGGTTAAAGAATGTGGAGTTTATAGACTACAGATATAGAGTAAATTTCGTAAATCAATCTGACAAAGAAAACTTACTAGATAAATTAGGTTGGGTATTTTCATCTAGTGAGTCTGGTGTAACTGTAAGATTTGAAGGAGAGTAGGTGGTTAAATGGATATAGAAGTAAATGAAGGCAAGCAAACCGCTATAGTCAGAAACGGTAAATATGAATATACATTCACGCCTACTAAACCAGATGAAAAAGTTAAAATCTATCACATGGGGTGTAAGGGAACAACTCGACTTTCTAAAATTCAACTTGAAAAAGGAGACGACGTAACAGCGTTTGAAAAACCATACGAAAAAGCTAACGCATTAAGCGGTGTGTTTAAGCAAATCAGAGACCTTGACGTTCAGTTGAGAGATCCTAAAAGTGAATTGTGGGGTAAAATCAAACTTAATCACAAAGGGTTAATTACTGAGTTCCAGAACAATGAACTTAGAACAATTCTAGCTGCAACCGCTGAGGGGTTTAACTCAACTGTGTCAGCGTTAGAAAATAGCGTTGTTAAGAAATCTGATATAAGTATCACACCTAACGGGATAAGGTTAGGAGCTGAGAAAACGATTGACGGTAACACAATTTCAAGCTTATTAGTCGCACAACCCGAGAGTGTTAACATCATTTCAAGGTTAGTTAGAGTGACCGGAGATATGATTGTCAACGGCACAATCGAAGGAAAACACATGAAAGTCGGAAGTATTACAACCCCACTTATCGACGCTAAGGCTGTCAAGGCTCAGCATATTGATATAGATGACGCATTAATTAGAGAGTTAATCTCTAACAGAGCGTTTATTCGTGAGTTATGGGCGACTGACGGATTCATTGAGAACTTACACAGCGTTAAGATTCGCAGTACTCAGATTGATACCGATACATTAAATGGTGTAATAATAACAGGTGCTTCACAAATTAGAATAGGTCAAAACGGATATTTTGAGCCGTTCGGAACTGGGGTAAGATTCGTACTACCTCATGAGAACAGACCTAACTCTAGTGGTGTAGGTGTTCAGTTCAACGCAACACATAACGCATTAGGTAAGGGGTTATCAGTATTTAACATCACTGACATACAAAACCCTAACGCAGCTAAACCTATATATGACGAGGTGTTAATGACTGTACACGGTCAAATTCATATGGGATTCCCATTCTTTGACAACCGAATTAGGAAGTTCAGTAACTTTATAGGATCTGTAGTCGTGTCTAACGTTAGCAACAACAAACCTGTTATACCGTGGGGGTGGAAAGCTGGAACAAGTGGAAGCCCTACTTATTCTAAAATATCATGGTTATCATGGTTATGGGGTGTTGAAGGAGGAGCAAGAATTGTGTTCGGGTATCCTTACGAGAATAACGTTAACTATTTCGCTATAAGAGTAGGTGAGAGTTATTCTGATAGGAAACTTAAAGAGAATATCAAGCCAACGACTGACAGAGCGTTAGATTTAATAGATAAACTACAGTTTAAACAATTCGACTGGAATAAAGACTACAAAGAAACAGGTAGTCAGAAATCTGTTAAAGTAGGACTAATCGCACAAGATGTACAACAATTAGACGATTCACTAGTGACTAAAAGTCCAGATATATTAGAGTTAGAACATTTCAGACTTACAATGTATGCCTTGAAGTCGATTCAAGAATTATCGGAAGAAAACAAAAAACTTAAAGAAAGAATAGAGGATTTAATCAATGGAAGAAAATAAACTACAACCAATTCACATTATCGCACAAGAACTAATTGAAAAGACGTTAGAGCTTGCGAATTACAAAGTAGCATATGAGGAGTTAAAAAAAGAAAACGAAGAACTAAAAAATAAAAAAGGAGCTAAGTAATGGCACTAGAGATTTTAACAAGAAATGCACAGCCAGAAGCTGGAGGATATAAGAGTGTCTATGTTCAGTTTGCATTGAATAAAAGCTCTTTATATCTTAACGGTGGTGTAGATTTACCTGGTAAATTTGCTACAGCTAGTGACAGCGAAATACTAGAAGAAGTAAGAAAGCAATTAGCACAACAAATGTTTACAGGAGAAACGACACCTGCGTTAGTTAGTGAATATGCTAACTTAAAAGAAGAGTTATCAGTTTTAGCAAATAATAAAATTGATCCTAATGACAGAGTTAAAGCGTTACGTAAATTAGTAGGAAAAGTCAACAAGGATAATGACAAGTTAATCATGACACTACTGTTAAATGTGTTAGACGCTAAGGTGATTAATGATAACAAAGACACAATAATCAACGCTTTTGACAATTACGAAATAAACACTGAGTATTCAACGGGCGACAAGATTAAATATGACGGTAGACTATACGAAGTAATCGAGGATCACAAGTCTGTTGATGTGTGGAAACCTGATGTAGAGACTAGTAAATATAAAGAAATAATACTGACTAGAGAAGTTGACGGAAAAGATGACATTGAAGATGAGAAAAATAGATATATCACGAAAGCTCAGCTAGACGACGCTATAGCAGGCGTTGTTAAGACGATTGTAGAAATGTTTGAGGAGGACAAAAGCAATGATGAACATAACGGAGACATTTAAAGTTGCGAAAGGAGTATTAAAAGTGATTAGACCAAGTAGATTAAGATTTAAAAAAAATGATTATTTAACTCAATTATACGTGAGACAAATAATTACAAAAGCAAAAACTATAAATGACGTACCAAATTTAGGGAATTTAAGAGAAGTTGTTCAAGAGGAAGTTGATAGAATTGAAAAAGAATACGAGGAGCGACACAGTAAATAATGAGTGACGGTTTAATTCTAGGACTAAGCACGGGAGTAGCAATGCCATTGTTGACAATGATTGTCAAGTGGTATAACAAAAAAGACGAACAAAGTCTGAATGAGATTAATGACACTTTGAAAGAGATTAAGGAATTAGCAAGAAAAACAGCTGACGGGACAAAAACAATCAGCCGTTATAGATTGCTAAAAGATATGAGTAGGATAATAAATCGCGGTTGGATCAGTACGAAAGAGCTTGAAGAAGTTACGATATTATATCACTCGTATCGTGAACTAGGAGGAAATAGCACAGTTTCAGAAATTTACGACCTGTGTAAAAAACTGCCGGTAAAAAATGGAGGTGCTGACACATATGATAGATAAAAAAATACAGTTACAATTCAACAGCACAGTAAATAAAAGGGTTAGAGTTCGTAGTAATTGCGAACTCTATTCTCATGACAAAAACAACAACGAGTTTGAGTTAACAATAAACAATCACACACTTACTAACGAAGAAATAATAATATTATTCAAGTTTGTTAAGTCAGTGAAATATTGGGAAACTCAAGGAAGAATTGAAGATAACAAGAACAGTTTTTCTTTTGACGTAAAAATGTCTGAATATGATTTAAAAGACAATCTACCTGTTAAAGAGCGATATTTTGCTAACGGTGTAGTTGTTGATAAGTTAGATGTTCTAACAAAAGAAGTACTGGCGGAAGAGCTAGAGAAAGCTAAAAGTACATACGCACTTAAAACTGACTTATCAGAGTTTGTAAGAACTAGTGATATTTCAGACGTAGTAAGAACTTCAACGCTTAACGACTATCAACTAAAAAGCGAAATGCCAAATGTAGTAGAAATTGTAAATAACACAGTTGATAGCAAGGGATTTTTAACAACACACCAAAGTTTAATTGATTATGCCAAAAAGTCAGAGTTACCTATTGACTATGTATCTAATGCTAAATTAGAGGAGTTAAAAACACAGCTAACAATAGACACTAGCAACTTTGCGACAAAGCAAGAGTTACAAGCTATTACTGGTAGTCAACTAAATGTTGACACTAGTAATTTAGTAACTAAAGATGAATTAAATAGCAAGAATTACTTAACGCAGCATCAATCATTAGATGACTATGTAACAAAGAATGAGTTAGATAACAAGCACTATTTAACACAACATCAAGATATTAGTAACTTAGCGACAAAGCAAGAATTACAAGAGGTTAGCAACCGTCAAGTAACGGTTGACACTTCAAACTTAGTGACAAAAGATGAGTTAGCAAGCAAAGGTTATTTAACAACACATCAAAGTTTAGAAGAGTATGCTAAAAAAACTGAACTACCACAACCGTATAATGATACTGATATTAAGAGTAGGTTGACAACTCTTGAAAATAGACCAGCAGGAAATGTTGATACTAGTGAATTTGTTACGAAGCTAGATTTACAAAAAGAATCAACTAGAATTAATACACTTGAATTTAATGCGCGTACAACTATTACTAAATTTGAAACACCGTTTAAAACAACAGAGTTAACAAGTGTTGAAGATTATCTGAATAACACACTTGAACACACTCGATATGAAAATTATGGTCGATTATATTCAGATAAATTAGGAAATCATTTAGTTGTTACGGGCAGTCGAAAAACAGCTAAATTTGAAACGTTGCTATATACAGTAGGAAGTTCATTGCCTGACTCTTACGAGCCTGACTTTGAATTTTCTGAGGGAGATAATATCAAGTTTATAACAACACGAAATATACATGATTATCTACCTCGAAACACGGGCAACAGTGGAAACACAACTGAACTAGACAACCGATTAAAAGTACTCGAGGCTAAAAATTGGGAAATACACGGACGTGGAATGCCGAATGGAGTAGTTACAGCACCAGTAGGTACTACTTATGTAGACGAGGCGGTAACTAACGGTGCTTTGAAATGGATTAAGAAAAGCGGAACAGGGAACACAGGTTGGGAAGTTCTTATTGGAGATACTGGCTGGAAAATACTTCCGTCAGTATCAAAATTAGGGAACTCATTTGTTAAAGTAAGACGTGTTAATAATGTAGTATCTTATCAATTCGGAGGATTATCATGGGGTTGGTTTGGAATTGTTAGAAGAGGTGGCGCAGGATATGTCCTACAAGGATCTGATAGAGAACGAAATTGTTATATTATTCAAAATGGTGGGATTCCAATAGGATATAGAGCTGAAGCTTCACTTATTGGGAATATATATAATGATAAAGGCGTTTCTTATGGAACATGGTATTTAGGGGGAAATGGAGATTATAACCAGTTAAGATTCCAATTCACTGACCCCGTGCCAACAGATAGAGATATA